ATGGGCGCGGAGGGCCGGGGCAACCCCCGGTTTGGCCCATCGATCGTCGTGCGGACCAAGGTGAAAACCTGCACGGAGCTTACGGGAATGGAAGAACACATCATCGGGCCCGGAGGTGGCGACACCTCGGACGGGCTCTTTTCGCGTGTCGAGGCGGCGCTTTCCGGAATGGAGGGGCTGAGACAGGCGGTGGAACGAAAACTGGCGGAGCTGAACACGCTGAGCGTGGAGGAGTTGAAGGCGGCCGATCTGACGGCGCTTCAGCGCGACCTCGCGAAGGCCGTGACGCTCGTCATCGCCGAAGAAGGGAAGGTGGCCGATGTCCTACGACGGGAGCGGGGCGGAGACGGGATCGACTTCGACGCGGCACGCACTTCGATCCGGCGCCGCCTTGATGGCATCCGCCGCAACGGAGGTGAGGGAGGCGTTCATCGAGGCGCTGACGGATGAAGAGGCCGCGGCGTTGCCGTATCTGTTCGACTTCTGGGCGCTGGAGCATCAGCTGCCGCCCGAGGGCAACTGGCGGACCTGGGTGATCCTCGGTGGTCGGGGCGCGGGCAAGACCCGCGCCGGAGCCGAATGGGTCCGCTCGATGGTGGAGGGATCGCGCCCGCTGATGGCGGGAGAGGCGCGGCGCGTGGCCCTTCTGGGGGAAACCTACGATCAGGTCCGGGACGTGATGATCGAGGGGGACAGCGGCATCCTTGCGTGTTCGCCGCCCGATCGGCGGCCGGTCTGGAAGGCGGGTCAGCGCAAGCTGGTCTGGCCGAACGGGGCGGAGGCGCAGGCCTTCTCGGCCCATGACTACGAGGCCCTGCGGGGGCCACAGTTCGACGCGGCCTGGGCGGATGAGCTGGCCAAGTGGAAACAGCCGGAGGCGGCCTGGGACATGCTGCAGTTCGGCCTGCGGCTGGGGGAGGCCCCGCGGGCGGTCGTCACGACGACCCCGAAGAACATCGCGATCCTGAAGGACCTGATCGACCGGCCGTCGTCGGTGACGACCCATGCGACCACAGAGGCGAACCGCGCGAACCTGGCGGCGTCGTTCCTGGAGGAGGTGAAGGCGCGCTACGGCGGCACGCGGCTCGGGCGTCAGGAGCTGGAGGGCGTGCTCCTCGACGATATCGAGGGGGCCTTCTGGACGACGCCGCTTCTGGATGCGCTGCGTGTCGACGAGGTTCCCGAGTTCGACCGGGTGATCGTGGGCGTCGACCCGGCGGTGACGTCGAAGGACGGAGCGGACGAGACCGGAATTGTGGTTGTCGGCGCGGTGACGCGCGGGCCGGCGAAGGACTGGAAGGCCTGGGTGCTGGAGGATGCGTCCGTGTCGGCCGCCTCCCCCACGGAGTGGGCAGAGGCGGTCGCCGGAGCTTACGCGCGCTGGGGTGCCGACCGTGTGGTCGCAGAGGGCAACCAGGGCGGCGACATGATCGAGGCGGTGCTGCGGCAGGTGGCCCCGACGGTGAGCTACCGCAAGGTGACGGCCCGGCGCGGCAAGGGCCTGCGCGCGGAGCCGGTGGCGGCGCTCTATGAGCAGGGGCGGGTGCGGCACCGCCGCGGGCTCGGCGGGCTCGAAGACCAGATGTGCCGGATGTCGGTGACGGGTTATCGCGGCGTCGGGTCGCCGGATCGCGTCGATGCTCTGGTCTGGGCGCTTTGGGCCGCGATGCTGGACCCGGCGGTGGCGCGGTCGGGGCCGCGGATGCGACAGCTCTGAACGGCGACACGGATGGACATGCGCGAGGGGCCCGGGCGGCCCCTTTCTTTTTGGGCAGACGGAAGGACGGACGATGTTCGGATTCAAACGGAAGGCGGCCGCAGTGGCCCCGGAGACGAAGGCGTCGGTCACGGGGCGGCTGGCGGCCATGGGCGCGGTCGGGCGCGCCGTCTGGTCACCGCGGGACACGGGCAGCCTGATGCGGATGGGCTTCGCCGGGAACCCGGTCGGCTTTCGCGCGGTCAAGCTGATCTCGGAGGCGGCGGCGGCGATGCCGCTGTACTGCTCCGAGGACGGCACGCGGATGGAAGCGCATCCAATGCTCGCGCTGCTCGACCGGCCAAACGCGGCGCAAGGGCGGGCGGAGTTCATCGAGACGCTGTGCGGTCAGTTCCTGCTCTCGGGCAACGCGTATGTCGAGGCGGTCGGGAGCGGCGGGATGCCGGCCGAGCTGCATGTGCTGCGCTCGGACCGCATGTCGGTCGTGCCTGGGGGCGACGGGTGGCCGGTAGCCTACGACTACACGGTCGGCGGGCGGTCGCACCGCTTCAAGGTCGGCGAGGTCAGCCCGATCTGTCACATCCGCGCGTTCCATCCGCAGGATGATCACTACGGCCTGTCGCCACTGGCCCCGGCGGCCGGTGCGCTCGATGTGCACGATGCGGCCTCGCGCTGGTCGAAGGGGCTCCTCGACAATGCGGCGCGGCCCTCGGGGGCGATCGTCAACTCGGGCGAGGGGCTCACGCAGGAACAGTTCGACATGCTCTCGGCCGAGATGGAGGCGCAGCACCAGGGCGCGCGCAACGCGGGGCGTCCGATGCTGCTCGACGGTGGGCTCGACTGGAAGCCGATGGGGTTCAGCCCCTCGGACATGGAGTTCCAGAAGACGAAGGAGGCGGCGGCGCGCGAGATCGCGATGGCCTTCGGTGTGCCGCCGATGATGCTGGGTATTCCGGGCGACGCGACCTACGCCAACTATGCGGAGGCGAACCGGGCCTTCTACCGGCTGACGGTCGTGCCGCTTCTGATGAAGCTCTGCGACGGGCTTGCACATTGGATCGGGCGGCACGGCGGGTTCGACGCGCGGCTCGACGTGGACCGCGACCGGGTGCCGGCGCTGCAGGCGGAGCGGGATGCCGAATGGGCGCGCATCACCGGGGCGGATTTCCTGAGCGAGGCGGAGAAGCGGCGGATGCTGGGCCTGCCGCCGAAGGACGACGCATGACGCTCGCGCGCGGCGGCGGGTCGCGGTTTCTCTACGATCCCTTCGACGCGGCGAACGCCCGGATCGACGCCAACGAACGCGTGCTGGAGGAGCGCTGGGACGCGCTCTCGTTCCGGCTGCGGCAGATCGAGGGGACGCTGGAGCGGCTCGAGAAGCGGCTCTGGCTCGCCGTGATGGGCGTGGCGGGGACGGTGCTGGCCCAGGGCGTCAACTATCTGATTTCACTGTGAAGGAGAGGCCCATGGGTCTGGAGCGGAAGTTCATGCAGGGGGAGACCCCGGTGCGGCTGGAGGACGGCTCGGTGATCGCGGGCTACGCCTCGTGGTTCGGGGTCGAGGACAAGGGGCGCGACGTCGTGGAGGCGGGGGCCTATTGCGACAGCCTGGCGCGGATGTCGGCCGAGGGTCGGCGCGTCAAGATGCTCTGGCAGCACGATCCGGCGCAGGTGATCGGCGTCTGGGACGAGGTCCGCGAGGACGCGCGGGGCCTCTACGTCAAGGGCCGGCTTCTGCCGGGTGTCGAGAAAGCCCGGGAAGCGGCCGAGCTGATCGACGCAGGTGCGCTCGACGGGCTGTCGATCGGCTACACGGTCAAGCGGGCCGGCAAGGACGGGCAGGGGCGCAGGCTTCTGAAGGAACTGGAGCTCTGGGAGGTGTCGCTCGTCACCTTCCCGATGCTGCCCAGTGCGCGGGTGGGGGCCAAGGCGGACCCCCTGCGCGACGTGGCGCGGGCGATCGAGGCCGCGCGTCTGGAACTGGCGCGCGACTGAGCCGCCGATCAACAGCAAAGGAAGACCCCATGAGCCACGACGGCGTGGGCGAAGTCACCGAGGCGCTGGCCGGACTGGTCAGTGACTTCAAGGGCTTCCGCCAGGAAATCAACCGCAAGATGCAACAGCAGGAAGAGCGTCTGAACATGACCTACACGACCCAACGGCCCCAGCTGGCCGGCACCGATATGGCCGAAGCCCCGCACCAGAAGGCGATGGATGCCTACCTTCGGTCGGGCGATGACGATGCGCTGCGGGCGCTGTCGCTGGACGCCAAGGGCATGAATACGGCCGTTTCGGCCGAGGGCGGCTATCTCGTCGATCCGCAGACGGCCGAGACCGTCAAGTCGGTGCTGATGGGCGCATCCTCGATCCGGTCGATCGCGAATGTGGTCAACGTCGAGGCCACGTCCTACGATGTGCTGGTCGATCACACCGACCTCGGCGCGGGCTGGGCCACGGAAGCCGGCGGCATCGCCGAGACCGACAGCCCGCAGTTCGACCGCGTGTCGATCCCGCTCCATGAGCTTTCGGCCATGCCCAAGGCATCGCAGCGTCTGCTGGACGATGCGGCTTTCGACATCGAGGCCTGGCTTGCCGGGCGCATCGCGGACAAGTTCGCCACCTCCGAAGCGGCGGCCTTCGTCGCGGGTGACGGCATCGACAAGCCCACCGGTTTCCTGACCTATCCGAACGTGGACGAGGCCAGCTGGTCGTGGGGCGGGCTGGGCTATGTCGCGACCGGGGCGACGGATGACTTCCACGACGAGCGTCCGTCGGATGCGATCGTCGATCTGGTCTATGCGCTGGGAGCGAAGTACCGCGCCAATGCGACCTTCGTGATGAATTCGAAGACTGCCGGTGCCGTGCGCAAGATGAAGGATGCCGACGGCCGGTTCCTGTGGAGCGACAGCCTGGCCGCAGGGCAGCCGGCGCAACTGATGGGCTATCCGGTGCTGATCGCCGAGGACATGCCCGACATCGGAGCCGATGCGACGGCGATCGCCTTCGGCGATTTCGGTGCGGGTTACACCGTTGCCGAGCGTCCGGACCTGCGCGTCCTGCGCGACCCGTTCAGCGCCAAGCCGCATGTCCTCTTTTATGCGACGAAGCGTGTGGGCGGTGACGTCACCGACTTCGCGGCGATCAAGCTGCTGAAGTTCACGACGGCCTGACGACGCGGCCCCGCGCCGAGGGGGCGCGGGGCCTTCGATCGCCCCATACACCGGCGATTTCGATCCTTCGGTCGGGGCGCGGCCGGAGGAGGTGGAGCCTCGTGCCTCCGGCTTGGTCCGCACGCGGCATCTGGCTCCACCACCACTCCAGATGATGACGACGCCCGCGGAGGTGCAGATGGCGATGATGGTGCAAGGATCCGAGCGGATCGCGGACGCAGACCTGCCGGTCGCGGAGCTGGCGGCGCTGATGCGGCTGCCGGATGGCTACGGCGACATTCCCGGTCAGACCGGACGGTTGCAGGCAGGCCTGCGGGCCGCGATCGAGACGATCGAGGCGCGGACGGGCCGCATCCTCGTGGCGCGCGACGTCACGCTCGTCGGCGGGGCAGAGGGGGGCGCACGCGTCACGCTGGGCCTTGTTCCCGTGCAAAGCGTGCGGAGTATCGTCGCGCGCGGTGTCGGCGGTTCGATTGATCTGGGGCCGGCGACGGTCGAGGCAGGGGCGCATACGACGACGCTCGCGCTGTCGCGGTCGGTCGGGGCGGGGACGGACCTGATCCTGACAGTCGCAGCCGGCTACAGCAGCTGGCAGCAGCTTCCGTCTCCGCTGCGCGAGGCGGTGCTCCTTTCGGCGCGCGACATCGAGGAGGGTGTTCGCGACGGGGCGGCGCAGATCTCCTGTCTGATCTCGCCCTATCGGCCCCGGCGGATCGGAGGGTCGATCTGATGGGGCAGACCTTCACGCGACGCCTGACGCTCGAGGTGCCGGTTCGACTGGCCGACGGCGGTGGCGGGCAGGAATTGACATGGGCGACGCGCGGCGGCTTCTGGGCCGAAGTGCGGATGCGCTCGGGCGCGCTGCGCGACGAGACGTTCGGGCGCCGGTCCAGGCTTTCGGTCCGGGTGCGGATGCCGGCCGTGCCCGAGGGGCACGCGATGCGGCCGCGACCGGGGGACCGGCTGCGCAACGGTGGCCAGGTCTATGAGGTGGAAGCGGTCCACAGCGACGACGGCCGGGTCCTGACGGCTCTCGCGCGGGTGCTGACGGGCGCGGGAGGTGCGGCATGAGCTATGCGACCGGACGGAGCCTGCAGGCCGCGATCTACGCACATCTGTCGATGGACACGGGAGTGACCTCTGCCGTGGCGGACGCGATCTATGACGACGTGCCCGAGCACGCACCCGATCTCTTCGTGGCTCTCGGCCCCGAGACGACGCGGGGCGTGAGCGACAGCGCCGGATCCGGCGCGATCCACCAGTTGCGGATCAGCGTGGTGACGCGGCGAGAGGGATACATGGCGGCCAAGACCGCGGCGGTCGCCGTCTCCGACGCGCTGCAGGGCGCGGATCTCACGCTCGACCGGGGGCGACTCGTTTCGCTGCGGTTCGTGCGGGCGGAGGCGAAGCGCGACAAGGCGGAAGGCACGCGGAGGATCGACCTGACCTTCCGCGCGCGCACGGATGACACGGGCCTCTGAGCCCTTCCAAGGAGAGATGGATCAATGACGGTACAAGCGGGCAAAGACTTTCTGCTGAAGGTCGATCAGGACGGCACCGGTGTCTTCGTGACGGTCGCCGGCCTGCGGGCGACGCGGCTCACGTTCAACGCGGGCAGCATCGACGTGACCTCGACCGAGAGTGCGGGCGGCTGGCGCGAACTTCTGGGGGGCGGCGGCGTGAAGTCGGCCGCGGTTTCCGGCTCCGGCATCTTCCGGGATGCGGATACGGACGCAAGGGTGCGGCAGCTCTTCTTCGATGGAGAGGTGCCGGCGTTCCAGGTCATCATCCCCGACTTCGGGATCGTGGAGGGTGCCTTCCAGATCACCTCGCTTGAATACGGCGGCACCCATGACGGCGAGGCGACTTATGAGATCGCGCTCGCCTCGGCGGGTGAACTGACCTTCACGCCACTCTGATGGGCGAGGGCAACCCCTTCGCGGGCGAGGTGGCGCTGACACTCGACGGGGAGCGTCACCTTCTCAAGCTGACGCTCGGGGCGCTGGCCGAACTGGAAGCGACGCTCGAGGCGAACAGTCTCGTGGCGCTCGTCGATCGGTTCGAGACGGGAGGCTTCAGCGCGCGCGATGTCGCCGCCGTGCTGTTGGCCGGGCTGCGCGGCGGCGGCTGGCGCGGGCAGGCGGCGACCTTGCTCGGAGCCGAGATCGAGGGCGGGCCGATGGAGGCGACGCGGGTTGCCGCGCTCCTGCTCGGGCGGGCCTTCGCCTTGCCGGGCCGATGAGCGCCGTGGAGACGGGGCCCTTCGACTGGCCCGCGCTGATGGCGGCCGGCCTGCGCGGGCTGGGATTGAAACCGGTGGATTTCTGGGCGCTGACCCCGGCGGAACTGGCGTTCCTGCTGGGCAATGGCGACGGGCGGCTGCCGATGGATCGGGCGGGCCTCGACGCGCTTGCGGCGCGGTTCCCCGATACGGAGGACAGGACGGATGGATGACAGTTTTGGCGAAAGCCTCGACGACAAGCTCGACGCGCTCGAGGCGCGGCTCGGCGGCTCGGAGGCCGTGGTGGCGCGGTTTACGGATTCGCTGAGTACGCTGGAAGGACAGATGCTCTTCACGCAGCGGGAGGTGCAGGGCCTCTCGCGGTCCTTCGGCGGATCTCTCAAGCGGGCGTTCGACGGTGTGGTGTTCGACGGCGCGAAGCTGTCGGACGCGTTGCAGGGGCTGGCGCAGTCGATGCTCAACGCGAGCTACAACGCCGCCGTGCGCCCAGTGTCGCAGGCGCTGGGCGGCGTGCTGGCCCGCGGGGTCAATGCGGTCTTGCCGTTCGCGGAGGGAGGCAGCTTTGCCCAGGGTCGTGTAATGCCCTTCGCGAAGGGCGGCGTCGTCGCCGGGCCCACGACGTTTCCGATGCGGGGTGCGACCGGCCTCATGGGCGAAGCGGGGCCAGAGGCGATCATGCCGCTGCGCCGTGGGCCGGATGGCAGCCTTGGCGTCGCCGCAACGGGTGGGGCGCGTAGTCCCGTGAGCGTAACCATGAACATCACCACGCCCGACGTTCAGGGCTTCCGCAAGTCGCGCAGCCAAGTCGCCGCAGAAATGTCCCGCGCGCTGTCGCGCGGGGCGCGCAACCGTTGAGGAGACGCAGATGTCCTTCCATGAAATCCGGTTTCCGCCGCGTCTGTCGCTCGGCTCCATCGGCGGGCCGGAGCGGCTGACCGAGATCGTCACGCTGGCCAACGGGCACGAGGAGCGGAACACACCCTGGGCCCACTCGCGGCGGCGCTACGATGCGGGCGTGGGCATGCGGTCTCTCGATGATATCGCGGAGCTCATCGCTTTCTTCGAGGCGCGGCGGGGACAGCTGCACGGGTTTCGGTGGAAGGACTGGGCCGACTATCGCTCGGGGCGCGCGTCGGCCGAGGTCGACTTCCGCGATCAGCGCATCGGCACCGGTGACGGAATCACGACGGTGTTCCGGCTTTCGAAGACCTATCGCTCGGGCGAGCAGATCTATGCGCGGCCGATCACGAAGCCGGTGCCGGGCACGGTGCTTGCCGGTGTGCAAGACGACGAGTTGGAATTGGGTGTCCACTACACCGTCGAGGATGAAACGGGTCTCGTGACCTTCTCCGAGCCTCCCGACGTGGGAACAGAAATCACTGCGGGCTTCGAATTCGATGTGCCCGTGCGTTTCGATACCGATGCGATCCTGACGTCGGTCGCGACGTTCCAGGCCGGTGAAGTGCCGGACGTTCCGGTGGTGGAGGTGCGGGTATGAGCGCGCTTGCGGACCATATGGCGGATGGCTGCGCGACGGTCTGCCGTGCCTGGGTCGTGCGTCGCCGCGATGGTTTGATCCTCGGGTTCACGGACCACGATCTGGATCTCGATGTCGATGGTGTCTCCTGCCTCGCCGCCTCCGGCATGACCGCCAGTGCCCTGCAGGCGTCGACCGGGTTGTCCGTGGACAACAGCGAGGCACGGGGCATCCTGAGCCATGACGCGGTCTCGGCGGAGGACATCCGCGCGGGTCTGTGGGATGCCGCGCAGGTGACGGCCTATCTGGTCAACTGGGCGCGCCCGTCGGATTTCGAGATCCTGTTCCGTGGATCTCTGGGCGAGATCAGCTGGGGCGAAGGAGCATTCAGCGCGGAGCTGCGCGGCCTCGCCGAGACACTGAACACGGCCCGGGGGCGGGTGTTTCAGGCGCGCTGCGACGCGGTTTTGGGCGACGGGTGCTGCCGTCAGGAGCTTGGACCGCTCTTTCGCGTCGATGTGGAGGTCATGGCCGTCGAGGACGATCAGATCCTGACCCTTCCGCTCCTGCGGGACTATGCGCCGAAGTGGTTCGAGAGCGGACACCTTCTGGTGCTCGATGGTCCGGCGGACGGTGCCGAAGCCCGGGTGAAGACCGATCGCAGCGGCGACGAGACGCGCGAGATCGTTCTCTGGGGAGCGTTGCGCCGCAGCCTGCGCGCAGGCGACCGCGTGCGGCTCGAGGCCGGATGCGACAAGCGCGCGGAGACCTGCCGGTTCAAGTTCGACAACTTTCTGAATTTCAGGGGCTTTCCGCAGATCCCCGGTGAGGATTGGGTCATGTCCTATCCGGTCCGGACCGGTCGGAACGATGGAGGCCGGCTGTGAGTCCGGTCGTCGTGGAGGCGCGGCGCTGGCTCGGAACGCCCTACGTTCACCAGGCATCGGTATGCGGTGCCGGCACCGATTGCCTGGGACTCGTTCGCGGGATCTGGCGGGCGATCTACGGAGGCGAACCGGAGAGCGTCCCGGCCTACTCCCGGGATTGGGCGGAGCCGCAGCGCGACGAGGTGCTCTGGGCGGCAGCGCGCCGACATCTCGTGCCGGTCTCTCCGACCCGGTCTTTCGTTGCCGGGGAGCTTCTCCTCTTTCGTATGCGCGACGCGGGGATCGCCAAGCATCTCGGCGTCGTCGGAACGGCGGCCCCGATGCCGACGCTCATCCATGCCTATTCCGGCCACGGCGTCGTCGAGACGTCGCTCTCGGCTCCTTGGGTGCGGCGCATCGCGGCGCGCTTCGACTTTCCTGAACTGCACGACGCGGGGATCTGA